TGGAAACTTTTCGACGATCTTTCTGGGTTTTTTGTGGAAAATTTTCAAAGCCGTTTGACATACCACCGGACCAAACGCGTCAACAAGGTTGGTGGGCGGACACCTTAAATAAGCGTAAATTCGGTTCAAAACTCTGGTTGACTAAACGAGCTAATATTACACCAGCAATGGTTCCTCAGATTAAATTGTACGTCTTAGAAAGCCTGCAATGGATGCTTGATGACAAACTATGTGATTCATTTGAAGTCAGGGTAGAACGTGATCAAAATAGGGATAGGGTAAATATCTTTATAGGTATAAATAAAGATAATAGAGTACAAAATATTGTTTTAAGAGGAATTTAAATGGCTGGATATATAGGATTTAGCAGACCATCACTTGCTGAAATTGACGCAAGAGTGCTTGCAAGTGGAAATGATTATTTACCAGGAACAAACGTTCGAGTTGAATATAGTCCACTGAATCAAGCTGCTAAGGCACTGGTTGGTGTTAGTCATGATTTACATGGAAAGGCTGATTGGATAGCAAGACAGACAAATTTAATAGATTGTTCAGATGAAAATTTAGACAAGATTGCTTCTATTTGGGGTGTATCTCGTAAAACAGCAAGTTATGCTACAGGCACAGTGACCTTCACAGGCACAATTGGTTCTGTTATACCTACAGATGTTGTATTAAGTGCTAATAATATTGAATTTGTAACTACAACAAGCACAACTTTAACCACCACAACAGCCACAATTTCAGTAAAAGCAATTGAACCAGGATTCTCTTCTAATTTAATTACAGGCTCTGCATTGACAGTGGGGCAGACATTACCAGGAATTAATACGCAATGTATTGTTGTAACCCTATCTGGTGGTACAGATGAAGAAACAGATGATGCTTTAAGAGCAAGAGCATTAACAATCGCTAATCAACCAGCTCATGGTGGTGCTGCTTTTGATTATGTCAACTGGGCATTAGAAGTTCCAGGTGTAACCAGAGCATGGTGCTATCCACAAGAAATGGGTTCAGGTTCTGTTACTGTAAGATTCTTAATGGATGATACTTATTCAGATGGAATACCAGCAGCTGGTGATATTACTACTGTATTTAATTACATTAATGATTCGCATAGAAGACCTGTCACAGCTCAATTATATGTAGTTGCTCCAATTGCTACACCATTAAATATTACAATACAAGGCATCAGTCCAGATACACCAACTATACGAGCAAATGTCTTAACTGAATTGAAATCAATGTTGAAATACAGAGCAAGTCCAGCTGGTACTATCAGATTATCATGGATATGGGAAGCAGTGAGTCAAGCCACTGGTACAACATATCATGTAGTTGCCTCACCTGCAGCAGATGTTGTTTGTTCAACTGGTCAAATGCCGGTGATTGGGACAGTAACATATGTCTAAAGATTATAAACAAGTATTATTGAATGCTCTACCACCATCGGATGGTGTTGTATGGAATACTGTTCCAGGTTCAAATATGGATAATTTTTTATCTTGGTGGGCTGAAGAATTAAATCATATAGATGAACAATTAGATAACTTAATCTTAGAAGCAAATCCATTAACCATGTCACAAATGATGATGGTTAGATATGCGGAAGTAGGATTACCAAATATCTGTCGTGGTGAACCTGCAACAATTGAAGAACACAGAGCTGAAATTTTAGCTAAATGGCGTGGAACTGGTGGTCAAAGTATTGGTTATTATCAAGATGTATTGAACACATATGGATTCACCACCGCAACAATAACAGAATACAGTCCATTTCAAGCAGGTAGAAGCACAGCAGGTGCTCAAATAGGTGATGCGTTTAATTTCTGTTGGCAGGTCACGTATCAGCCAATCAGTCAGGATTATTTCCATGTTGATGCAAACGTTGCAGATGATTTATTAGACACAATTCAAACTGGTGGTATTCCGTGTATTTTAAATGAGATCAAACCAGCTCATACAACAATCATTTTTACACCATTACCATAAATACAAGATACATATTAAGGAAGATAGATGGCTAAGAAAATTCAGGATACTTCAGCATCCACAACAAGACCTAATTATAGCTCTACTGGCACTACTGGCTGGGCTGTTACAGGCACAAAACTAACACATGATTGGATCAACGACTATCAAGGTATGTTCGATGATTTATTTACCAGAACCGGCATTACTGCTACTGGTGGATCAACAGGTGATAGAAATTTATATGATGCGATTGGGTCAATGCTAACACCGTATTTAAACGTTGCTACTGCCAATACATTATATGTTGATGTAGCAGGTGACACGATGACTGGACGGTTAACATTGTCAGCAGATCCTGTTACAAATATGCATGCTGCTACAAAACAGTATGTAGACACTGTAGGTGCAGCAAGAGTCAGACAAGGAACTGGAACAAGCCAAACAAGTAATGTTGTTAATATTGGCTGGAGTGCTGGATCACAATTAAGAGTTCAAGTAGATGCTACTGACTTTGGTTCTACATGGCCTATCAGCATTACAGGCAATGCTTCATTTGCTACCAATTCAACAAATGCAGTAAATGCTACTAATTCAACAAATTCTGTAAGAGCAAACACATTGAATCAAAACGGTTCAGGTGTAGCTATGACATTTAATTGGTCAGGGCAAAGTGGTCAACCAACTTGGTTATGGGGTGGAACAGATGGTACTAATCATTATGTTTATAACCCTTCAAATTTTAGTGTTAATTATGCTACTTATGCAGCATCTTCAATAGGTGATTTTAGCTGTGGTACTAATAACGTAAATAGTTACATTTATTTCAGACCTGGAGCTGGTACTCATTACTTAGGGTTTGATGGTGGTAATTTAGTCACAAACCATCACATATATGGACCTGGAGTTGGTGGTGATACAAGACTCGCTTATGTGGGTGAAGTTACTGCTGGTGATACGAATGCCTACAACAATGCCTACAACAATGCTACTGCATGGGCTGCTAATCCAGCTGGTAGTTACTTAGCAAGTGGTAGTGGTTACAAAAGATTGCCTGGAAATATAATGATTCAGTGGATGAGTTGCAATTTTGGTGCAGGTGGGTCAGAAGGTACAGTCACATTCTCATTTCCTACAGCATTTGCTTCAACTGCACTAAGCGTCATTATTGGTAATACCATGACAAACGGTACAGCCAGTGGTGTTAATGTTGAAGGTGCAAGAATAGGTACAGTAACAGCTTCTACGTTTGCAATTGATATGTCTAAAAAGTATCAAGGTACTTATATGCAAGTCTGGGCTATTGGATTATGGTAATTAAATGGAAATTAATATGACAGATACAAATACATTTTACTACAGCCCTTCAACTAAGGGTTTTTATGAATCATTATATCACAATGATATACCTGAAGATAAGATATTAATTTCAGAAGCAACCCGTGATTCATTACTTGAACAACATTATGCTGGTAAAGAAATTACGTTAAGTAATACTGGTGTTCCTGTAGCAACGAACCCTGTTCTATCAGCAAGTGCTATAAAACAACAACAATTACAGGCCATTGACGAGCATTTTAAATTGCAGGCTGCTGCTGGTTTTACAACTTCATTCGGTATTAAATTAGATACAGATATTACAGACATCCTGAAATTGAAAGGTATCTATGATTTTGCAGTGTTAGCACATTTAGATGCAATCCCGTTATTGACAGATTATGACAATGTTTCACACACTAATGTATCAATCTCAGACCTTTTAACGATGATTTTAGAATTGAGTGTGCATTATCAAAACATTTTTACTACAAAACAGAATGCAAAAGCGCAGGTTGGGTAAATAGTATAAATACAGTACATAGTGCTGCTAGCAGTACAAAATAAAACAAGGAAAAATTCATGGATAGAAATCATCACGCTTCAACCGTAGCCACATTACCTACTGTCACTACAAGTGGTGCAACAGCGGGATATGTTACAGACGGTAATCCAGCGTTAGGTATACCTGCAACAACCATCACTGCCGATGTTATTAATGGTTTGATTGAAGAACCAAGAAACGCTATTTTAGAATCTGGTCAAACACCAAGCCAATCAGTTTTAACACAACTTGCAAGCGCTATTAAGACACTGGGTAGCCGTCAGAATTACATTATCAACGGTTCAATGAGTGTTATTCAGCGTGGTATAAGTTTCACACAAGGTCTTAGTGTTTCTGGGTATACTGCTGACAGATGGAAAGTTGCACAAGGTGGTGGTGGTTATACATCATCAACAACCATTAATGATTTTACTGTTGGTGCTGCTGAAGTTGGTGGTGGTGTAGTAAAATTTGCAAGAGTTACAGTCACACCTTCTTCACCTGGAGTTGGTAGCTATTGTGTATTTCAACAAAGTATTGAAGACATCAGATTACTGGCTGGTAAAACAGTGACGCTTAGCTTTTATGTTAGAGCATCTGCTACAGCAAATTTCGCGGTTGAATTAAGCCAATTTTTTGGTACTGGTGGCTCACCAAGTGCTGATGTGTATGTCACACCACAAACATTTACTGCGACTACAAGCTGGCAAAAAATGACAGCAACATTCGTGATACCAAGTATCGTTGGTAAAACTTATGGCACTTCGCCAAGCTCACATTATTCACCTGTATCTTTCTGGTTAGGTGCTGGTAGTAACTGGAATACAAGAACCAATACATTAGGTAATCAAACTGCTACTGTTTATTATGACTTTACAAAAGTAAGATTAGATGAAGGTACCACTGCTGCACAATGGGTTGATATTCCTTATCAAGATGAATTGTTGAAATGTCAACGCTACTTCCAAAAATCGTTTGGTGATATTACTACACCTGCTTTTGGAACGGGTCATTTCAACGCTATTCAATTTCAACAGATTGGTGGACCATCGACATTCGCTTTACAAAATGTAAAATTTACAAGAAATATGCGTGTTGCCCCAACTGTGGTTATTTACAACCCTGTCAACTCAACAAACGCACCTGTTAATACATCTACTAATACAGATTGCACAGCCACTACATTGATTAATATTGCATCTACGAGTTTTGCATTAACAGCAACAACTCCAACAGGCACCGCAAGTGGTCAAGTATTATCATTCCATTACACTGCTGATTCGGAGTTATAATTATGGCACAAACAGTAAACATGGTTATAGATCAAGGTTCAACCTACACTCACATACTGGATGTAGAGCAGTTGATCTATGATGACCGACCTTTCGATACCATTACTAATCCGTGGATACCATTTTCACTTACTGGATATAGTGCTTATCAACATATCCGTAAGAGTGTTGATGACTCTAAGATATTGATTCAAAACACATCTGCAAATGGTGCTATTCAATTAGGTGCAAATGGTAGATTAACAATTACCTTTTCTGCTGATAGTACAAGTGCATTAACTATTCCACAGAAAGGACAAATTATTCTATACCATGATGTATTTTTAGTTAATGGTTCATACAAGAAAAAGATTGCTGTAGGTAACGTTACAGTTAAAAAAGCAGTAACAAGAAATTATTAAGGAAATTACATGGCAGTTATCAAACAGGTCGTAGGGACACGCACCGCATTAACCATAACAGGTTTCAGTACATTAGCAGCTGCTACTTATGTGGCAAGTGCAGCATATACAGCAAATACAAATCAACCAATTGATGTGGTCATTGAAGTCAGTGCAACCACTACCAATGCTGCTGCTGTTAATAAACAAGTAGTTGTATTTGCTCAAGCATCTTTAGATGGTACAAATTATCAAACAGGTCCAACTTCTGGTACAACCATAACAGCGGAAACTGATTTAACATTCATTGGTACTGTTCCTGTGAATGATACCAATGCCCATACAAAAACATTCAGTATCGCTCAAGCGTTTGGATATGTTCCTTATGGTTTTAAAATCATATTGAAAAATGACTTAGGTGTTGCTTTAACAGCTGGCACTGTATTTACAAGTGAAATTAGCCAAACTGTAGCATAATGATTTTTAACGATAAGTTAAAAGCAAA